TGATTCTTACAACGGTAGGATTCTCATATTACTTCTTAGATCCATGGTTGGATTCCATGAGACCAAGATGTTTTAGAGTAGACTCCCAGCGTATTAATGTAGTTACCCGACCAACCTGTACGCCTGGAATAGGAATATCGAGGTTTCCCTCGACAACCACATCTAGGTTACGTCCAAGCTGTTCATACATCGGCACAAGTGCCGGTGAAAGAATAGTGTAAACAAGACTACGTGCTCTCTGGTCGAGAGCAGGCACGAGATCAGATCTTTCGATCTTTTCAAATGCTGTGGCTTCCATTCGAAGATTACTGCTGTAAAGCAGGTCCCGGATGTAGCCTGTGTAGCCTGTCACCCTATCGCGGGGAACATAATCGCCAAGGATCATGGGTAGAAATGGATTTAAACGGACTTCCAAGGGCAAGCCCTTGGGGTTTAAACCAAGACCACCACATGATTCAGGTAATCCTGCAATTAGCCTAACAACGGCTCGTTGTTTCGGTCGCAAAAGAGGACTAAGATACGGCATGTTCTTCAGAATGTCCAAGAAGGACTCATCCGACATTTGCCTCCACTTAAACTGAGGTATCATCCTATCTGGTGTGTAAACAACAGAACGGAACTCAGCTACCTGCGTCGAGTTCAGAGTCTTCGATTCTGAAACAGGACAACCTAAACGATCAAGCGCGTCACGGTATTTGGCATACAGTGACTGATCTAAGATGACAACATCATCTCCCAGAATGAAAAATTCTTCATTCCACTCTTTGCCCAAAAGCCCTTGAAGAAGGAGCCCATGAGTAAAAGCGAAGGAAGCAAAACTAGGGTATAACCCTAGTGGCTGCCCACGGGTCCAGTTCACAAAACTGGATAGATTAAACTCAGACAGGATTGACTTCGGTAAACCTTTCGGCAACCTCCATCTACCTTTGGAAACCCTCAAAAAGAGGTCTACATCTGTAGCATCAGGGAGCAACGCCTTAAGCGCTACCTTCTGAAGATCCAAGGGGAAGTAGTCTGTTGCACCTGAAAGGTCAACAGAGAAAACTTCTTTATTCTGAGCTAACGCTTGCATCAAAACACTATCAGCTTTACTTTGCTGAAAAGTACAGTCCCAAGGAAGGTCTTTTAATAGAGAAAACAATCGAGAACCTAACGGTTCAAGAACTCTTTGGAAGACACGACCTGGGTTAGCTACAGCACGAAGCTTGTAGCCTGGTTCTTGTATTAGGCCGATCTGGCCGACATACAAATCACCAATATCCTTAAACTCTTGTGAGCTTTTAGCACCACCTAGAGTATAAGGAAACTGTACAACATCTCTCTCAGGCTCGAGACCCTTAAGAACAGGATCGAAGAGCTCGAGAAAATCATGATATAACCTAATACCAGAGGCTGTAAAGCCAAGGTATCTGATACTATCAATGATACCCTCTATCTCGGGAACCACACCGTGAGGTAATGGTGCTCGTTTAGAAGGTGATGCGAAACTATTCAGCAATGGTCTTGCCTTCGGCAACCCCCCTCGATGGGGGCGAAGACCAGACAGCCGAAATCCAAATGTGACAGCTTCAATCACATCGGATGGGATGTCACAGCAATCAGCTGTGACACCGGAGAAGAACTTTCTAGCTTGTTTCTCGGTCACCCGAGGAGCTAAGAAAGAAGTGTATACATTCACTAGAGCAAGAACTCGCTCAAAGTGAAAGGAGCTCTTCGAGGAGTAATCCTCTAGAGATCCACAAATACCACTGAAGATTTTACTCTTCTTAGGAGATTTGCGTATCCACTTTGAAACAGGATTAAGCCCACCCCTCTTACGAAGGAGGTCAATCTTAAACTGCTTCAATCTATCTACGGTCCACTCGACACCAGAGGCTTCTACCCACTTAATAACAAGTTGGATAAAAGGCACACTGATAGTACGAGGAACACCAATAACCCTACCACGCTGTAAGAGGACACCCTTCTCTTCGGTCGAAAGTTTGACCATTTCAGTACTCCTTTTAGGATGTGCAGAGAAGAGCATAGGTAGATCCACTACCACGTGGGATTGTGTTATTCGCCCGCATTTTCTAACGGTTTCTCAGCTTCACCATTGATAAAAGCCTCATAGAGGGATTTATCGACGATTAGCACCAGACCGCTTTCTAGCAGTTTCTGCTGTCGAATATACTCAACCGTCTGACCTAAATATGTCGGTGTTAACAACTTGAGGGACTCTACAAGAGAGTTTCGAAGAGTTGTGACCTGGTTATTAGTCAGCATCGTGCTGGTTATTCTAAGCTCCACAGCTATATCAGCGTGTGGTACTACATTAGTCTTTAAGTCCATACTAGCTCCTTTCATGTGTGAAGTATTGGAACCTATAGGGATACAGGCT